TTATTTTCTTCAAGCCTTGCATATACTATCGAGTGCATGATTATCATATTATATTCTGACAATCTGTCACCTGAAGTAAGCCTTGTGTTAATAACAGCCGATGCGCTGATTAGGTTAGCATCAGTCGGGTCAGTAGTAGCTGCTGCATTCGCAATATTATAAACCATATCACCGCCATCATTAGTGGTATTGTCCAGCAATATACCCTGAATAGTAGCAATTAGTCTTTTATTGTACGAAGTCAGCCAGTATTCGGCTATTCCGTTTATTGTTGCAAGTAACGGGTCAACACCTGTAAAATACTTGACCAAATCCATATCTGACCAAGATTGATTCAGGAACGATCCGATAGCTCTGCATTTTGAGCCAGAACGAGCTTTAGGAGTTGAGGTTGATCCTGTAACATCGCTTGATACATTCGGCTCGTCTGCTGCGATTGCATCTACATAAGGCAGATCAATAGTCTGCGATCCGCTTGCTCCGTCAATTACTTTCATAACTCGTGGGTCAACTACTGCTACGCCACTGTTAATCAGTAAGTTTTTGTTTAACATCCCAAGTATCAAATTCTGATCGAATAATACGGGGTTGTAAAAACTGGTTATTGTGCTTTCCGCCATAATAGCACCTCCATTTTAAATTAAACTGCTTTCTATTTTAATCCATTATGGCTCATGCCACTATCCGCACATGCAGACTTTTACAGATAGATTATTTCTTTTTCGCTAATTCCATTAGTCTTGCCGCTTCTTTCGGATTGTCTTTTAGCATTTTAGCTTGTGTAGTAACATTAAACGAAGGATCACCATGCTTAAATGGATTTCCGCCTAATACTGTTCCGCCATCTGACCCTTTCGCTCCACCTCCGCCACTTGGCAAGCCCCAATTACTGTCTTGTTTCTCATTTTGAAACCACTCAGGCAATGTAAGACCGTCTGTTGACCTAAATTCCTGTAAGTCATTATCCCATTTCACGCCAAATTTAGCTCTATACATTACATCTTTGATTGATTTAGGATCAATCGTCCCTGCGCATAGCTTATTGATTTCAAGATCGAGTTTCATGCCGATTAGCACTTGTTCTGTTTCAGTTGCCTTCTGCTTCCATTTATCGGCTTCGGCTTTCTGCGCTTCGATTTGCGTTTCAAACGGTTTCGTTCTCAGTTTTACTTTTTTCTCAAACAGTTCGTCAGTATCACCCGTCTTGTCGCTTTTGAGTTTCAGTTCCTCGTACTCTGTGCTAATTTGCTCAATTTTTTCCGGTGTCCACTCTCCGTATTTACTTACTCTTTCTTTTGCGGCTTTATGGTCTGCTCTTTCTTTTTGTAAAGCAGTATGGACAGTCTTAAACTCTTCCATAGGTTTGAAAGCCTCGTATAAGCCGTCTAATACGAACTTCCCATTGACTTCTTTGTAATACGATCTTAGACTTTCGTCAATTTCGTCTAAGTTTGTTGCTTCAAATTTTAGGCTCATGCCTTTCTCCTTTAGTTTTTGTTATTATGACAACCTCATGTTTGTCTTAATACTTCAATATAAGCTAATTTTTATAATTAGCAACAACTTTTTTATGATATTTGTCATATTTTTTTTTTTATTATCTCTGACTAAAGCAAAAAATAAGATGCGATAAATAAAATTGTAAACTTCATTTATCGCTTGTTATGCGCACTCCATAGAGTGGGATAGAATAGGGATAGAAGATATTAGGATAGAAAGGATAAAAAAAGGAGGGAGTAATGATAAAAGTTAATTTAGTGTTATTGCTAATAATGCTATTAGTCGGATGCTCTTCTGATCCATCAAAAGTAGGAGCATTTACAGCATGTGAGGGATTTGTAACAAGCAGACTTTCATCACCATCAACTGCCGATTTCTGCTCAATACTTGATGCGGAGATTAAAGAATTGCCTGATAATAAATTTAGTATTTACGGCTATGTAGATTCGCAAAATGGATTTGGGGAAATAGTAAGAACAAGATTTATATGCGAGGTGCAATATAAAAATGGTAATTGGATATTAACTGATATTCAATTATAATAAGGAAAACAAAAAAAATAAAAGGGGGTATCAAAATGAGTGACAAAAAAGATAGAGTACATTATCCTGTTTTTTGGTATCGCAGATTAAATAAAAAATCTGATGTCGTAAAATATAGAATTGGTGACGATTATGTTGTTATCAGATTTTCTAAAAATGATGATTTATATGTATTTGACTACGAAAAATCTGGAAAAGATAGGGTTGAGAAAATGAAAGAATTGATTAAAGAAGGACAGGGATTGTCAAGATTTATACACTCTGACAATTTATTTCAAGAGTATAGTTACATAATAAAATCATCCGATGTTAATTGATAGGTTTTTCCATTAGTGTTAAATTATGTTTTTTCACTATATGATTATAAACTTCAACCCATTTTATATAGAGTTCTGGATATGCACAATGGGAAATTAAATTATCCATAGCGAGAACTATAAATTCTGTTGTTTCAAACTCTTCTGGTATTTTTTCTTTTCTCCACTCTCTATATTTATTTGATTCCTCGATATATCCTTCTCTAAATATATTAAATTCTTTTTTTTCATCCATTTTTACTTTCTTAATATCGTTAGTTAAGGTCATCCCCGTTTTCTCGGTTTCGCTTTGGAGTTTCTTATCCACATCCTGTAATAACTTCTTATGGATTTCTTTGTTCTTGTCTTTCATGTTTTGTTTTGTTAAATTTCTTAAATCAACCTCAAACTTGGAGGGAGTATGCCCAGCACCAAACAAATCAAGAGATGGCTTGATAATAGCATAGTCACCTGTCTTTATTGCGGAAATAAGTTCAAGGTAGCACTCACTTGCGGAGATAATATATGTGATTGTGAGATCTGTGGGAGAACTAATCATTTCAAGGTTAAGAGCATGGTCAAGGAAACGATCACTGTCAAGAAACCTATTGACAGTAATAGCAAGTGATTTAGGCAATTTCTTGATAAGTTCTTTGACTTCTTCATCAATTTGCCTTAATTTTTCAAGACAGCCTTCTTGAAATTGCAAGTAAATCGTATCTTCATTTGTTTCTTTCAACCCGTCGTTAGTTTCGGTCATCCCAGTCGGTGATTTGGAGTCCTTAGACTGCGCATAACACGAGCAAAAACGCAGGGCTTCTCCTGTATCTTCTTTGCCCTGCGATTTAGCTCTATCCGTTGTTTTTTTGTTCATACTACAATCCTATTTATAGTTTGCTATTTTATACTACTAATAATAAATAATAAAATAATAAATTCCTATGACTTTTATCATACTGCTTTTATTCCCCATACCCCAAATACTTGTTGCAAATCCATTGGCGTTCCGCCTTCGCTGTCATATTCAGTAAATTGTAATTCGCCTGCCCTGTATGCTTTTGCCCTATCCGCACCTAATATCTTATTCTGATTTTCGGGTGATTGTAATTTAAGCCAATTAACGAATGTGATCGGTTCGGGTGCTTTGCCTATATAAGCAATAAAATTATTGCGCTTCATTATAGTTCCATTTGACATTACTATTTCATCCCTATCGCCTATAAATGCTAATGGATTGAGGAATGGCACTACAGCTGATCTGCAATTATAATGCAAAGGCGGTCTGGGCGCAGTACCGATAATGTATATTATATGCTTATTATTCTCATCTCTGCATCGCTCTGTAGTAACACTATCCAATACCGCAACAAATACCTCAAATGGCAGAATGATAGTATTAGAAGTAAAGAATTTTCTTCTTGCGTCATTAGCCAATCCTAAAGTAATTGTTTGTACGATACTATCGGCATGACCGTTAATTATATTCAATTTCTGCTTAACAGTCTTTCCTAATTGATTTGAACTTGTGTTATCAGAAACCGCTACTCGAACTATACTTAATAATGTATTTACTTCATTTGCTACAATCGTATTAAAATGCTGATCGGGAGTTTTACCTGAATAACTGCCGTATTTAAGAAAATCATTCGTGTTATCAGGTTTTACGGTTTCAAAATCTAAATTAGTTATATCGTGTAGCGACTTATCTATATAACTTATTTCTAATTTCATCATCCGCTTTAATTCACTATCGTATGTTTTCCTAAATTCGACAACAGCTTTCAATCGTACTTTAGCTAATCTGCGAGCTAATTTTTCATAGCGTTCGTTCTCGGTTTTAGATACCGTTCTCGTAAATTCGGCATAAGCGGAAATTATCTCATTATAGATAAGGATATTATTTTCCTGCAATATTTTCCTAAATTGCCGTTTCTGCTTTAATGCTAAATTAAGTAATAATGCCTGATGCAGTATTAGATCATTCTGTATCTTCTGATTGACTGTCGTCATCTTGTCCTTCTGTAATTGTATTGTTTACAGTATTACTAAAATCAATTATTTCTGCTCGTTCAGCTTTCTTCCATTCGCCATAGGTTTGAAATTTAGTCAAGTCGTTCTGTTTCAGCCAATTATAGTAATCCTCGTTAGTCATTCCACCCTGCGCTACTACCTGATACATATCGAATACATCTCTTGCAGGAATTAGCTGATAATTGAAATCGGTATTAGGAACAATGCTTATTTCTGCCTTTTCAGCATCAGATAAGCCCATCCATTCAGCTATTATCATACACAACTTAGTTATTGCTTCGCCCGATGTCTTGGCTATTGTAAGCAGATCATTTGTTGTTAATGCTATTCTTTGCTCAAGTGCCTTACCGCTTTCTACGCCTTCCTTCTCGCTTATTCTCAGTCCTGCGCTTCTCGTATCGTTTTTAAGTGCATTATGAGCTTCACGCATTTCCATTAAGCCGTTACCATTCACGCCTGCGTATTCTACTTTAGCTTTTTCGTTTGTTGATCGTATTGCGCTGTCAATATAGACTCCACCCTTAACCTCATCTTCGGTAAATCCTAATAACGCAAGTATGGAAAATGCTTGCATAAATAAGGCTTGTCTATAATCTGCGTCTTGCCTGTATAGCGATAATGATAGATTAGACTGATTTTCAAGTAGCGGATATTCCGGTTCACCGTTTATATTTGTTACATTACATATAACAAAAGGAATAAGTGTTAAGGATTTGCCATTAAGACGAGGTACTGTTATCAAACTTTCGTCAGGATTTTCTATATTCCAAGTAGTCCATTGCGACGGAGTAATATTAGCTGTATAATATTCCTTGCCTTTAATTCCATTTCTTAATGCGAATAGCCTGTATTTTTCTTCCGGTGTCCACGATTTAGTTTTCTGGTCAAATGTATAACAACTTTCATCGCATAATATCCAATTATACTTTATATCTTTAGTTATCGGATCAAGCGATTCATCCCAATTTACTATTGACATGGCATTATATTTAACTATATAAGGTATAAATGTAGCATCAATAGTTTCAGGCATATCAACCAAAAGTCCTATTCGGCTTGGATTTAATTGCGCTTTATTCAAATCCCTATGGAAGCTGTCAAGCGGTTCGCCATTTATGGTAAATGATTTTAATATCGGCTCAAGTGCTTTTGGTAATTTATATACAGAAGCCTTAGTATGTAACATGCCTAATCCCTTACTTACCGTATCGCCTACATAGTTATAGAATACGGCTCTTTGCTTATATGCTTCATATCTTGTATTTCCATCAGTACCGTCTTTAAGCTGACCTGATGTTTTAGGCAGATATGTTTCACCCTGTAATTTTACTTCCCGTTCGCCTAACTCGCCTGTAACCTTTAGCTGTTGCCAAATATCGTACATAAGCTCATATTTTGGGTGTTTAGCTACCGTAGATATGATAACCGAATTTACTGTTGACTGATTGACTGGTGTTGTCATAATAACTCCTTATTAGTTATAAAATCCGACTGTGGTCGAATGTTCTTTAGTCTGTATTCTGTATCGTGCCTCATCTGCAATGTGGTCTTCCTGATCTGAATCAATATCGTCTAAATTTACTTTATCCTGCATCAAGCGTGGCACATATTTAATAAAATCCTTGCAGGTATTCCATATAAATAAACCCTTACGCTCTCTTGTCATTGCGCCTTCCATCATTTCGCCCATTAACTGCCAGCCTGTTGCTCTACTACCTGATCCCTTATCCGACCTGCGCCAAAAACAACCTACATTTGCCATTTGCTGTGCAGTAGTTATTACCTGATCGGATTGGCTGTATATTTGGGAATCGGCTGCGCCTGGAACAACTTTAATGCCGTATAATTCTTCTATCTTCTTATCAATCTCAACTATCCTTAATCCCACATCAGTTGACCCCATTCTTAAGCCTACATTTATCTGACCTTCCGTCTTGCCATACCACTCGTGAATACGGTGTAAGTCGCCTTTTATCGTAGGCATAAAAGAACCGTTAGGCAATACTACATCAGAACCGTCTGATTCAGCCCACCACCCTACGCTAAACGGCTTAGTATATCCCCAGTCGAGCGAACGGTCAATTTTCCAAGATTTAGGTATTGTAAACGGAGTAACTACATTATATCTCGGATTCCAATACTCTTCAAAATATCCGCCTGCCGCTATATTCCAATCGCCATATAACCACGCATCTCGTTTCGCTTTATTTTTCAAACTCATAATATCTGCTATATAAGTCGGTCTGGCTCTTAACAGTGCCTTATTTTCCTGTAAAGATGTATAAATACGAACTCTTTTCCTTGTCATCCCATTTGGCGACACATCTATAATAATCTTTCCTCCAACAGGGTCTTTATCATAAAACCGCTCTTTAACCCAGTGATGCCCTATTCCGTATGGGTTAGTAGTCGCTATACAGAAATACGGCATACCCATTCTTGCAGACCTGACTGTTGTTTTCATTGATAAATAAAAATCAGGATCAGGCCAGTTAGTCAACTCCTCAAATCCTAAAAATGCGTATTCGTGACCGTGATAGTGGCTTTGATAATCTTCGTCAGTCTTGCCTGCTCTAAATAATAATTCCTCTCCAGTTGACCATACGATTTTATACTCTTTAGCCGATTTATAAAATCTTGCTTTCGGGAATATTTTAGCTCTTAACTTATTAGCTTTTTTAACTATATCGTCAAGCTCTTTATATTCTGTACGGAATATTATACCACGCCAATCTGTGCCGTAGCCTTTACCGACTTCTTTCATAAATTTTACTAATAAAGTTTCAGATTTACCTGTTCCTCTAGGGCCGTCAAGCAGGATTTCTTCAATAGGACAACTCAGGGCTAATACCTGACTGCCTTTCTGTGGTTTCCAAACAATATTTTCAGATTGTTTTATCATTATTTATCTATCAGTTTTTTTTGTTTTGCCATTTCATTCGCTAATTTTACCTGTTGCATTTCGGTTTGTTTTTCCCAAAGAACATCGTCAACATCATCATCATCGCCATCAACTTTAAGCACGCCATATTCTTCAGGATTAAGATCGTTATTCGCTTTAGTAGCGAATCGTTCAGGATAGTATATTTGTAGCCATTTAAGCATACCGTCAACATTGCCTTTATAATCCTTTTCAACTATTTTTACCAATTTCTTTAATTGCTTAATTTCATTAGTTGCCAAATCAGGAACTTCCGTTACATCATATATACGCTCTTGTATAGTTCCCGGCAATATAGCCTCCATTAAACCCATTACTACCTTACTATTGGCTACATCAATAGCATCTTTATAACATATTTTTAAAGTCGGAACATTCTGTACGAGATCAGTTATAGCTTCAGTAGGCAGACCTAATATTGTTGCTATCTCGTCTTCTTTCTTACCTAAAAATGATAATCCTGCTACGATATTAGTTATAGTCTGATCGGTTAGCTTTGTACGCTCTACATTTGTCGTAGATACAATATCTATACCTTTAGATATTTTTATTTTACCTAATTCCTCTTTGCGAGTTTCAGCCATAAATTCCTTATCATATTTAAGTAATTCAGGTTCAGTTAAAATAGTCTTGCGTACTTTACGATAATCCCATCCTAATTTCATTCCAATATCTTTGTAAGACTTGCCGTCTTTAAGTAGCCCTTGTATTATTTCTATATGTTCCTCCATTCGTGCCTCCTGTATTATAATCCTTGATATTCTGCTAATGTTTCACCATATATTCCATCTTTATATGTTCTTGCTTTAACCCATAATGTATTTACCGAAGGAGCGAACGATAGCCATCCACTCGTATAATCCGATCCTCCACCAGTATTAGGGTCTATAGGTTCAGAACCGTCTGTTGTATAATAATATACTATATCAGCAGAAGTATAATAAGTTCCTTCCCAAGTCAAGCCAAATCCTGCATAAGTACCTGGAACTGATGAAGTTACATTTATCGTAGGTGTCAAATAGCGTTTCTCTGCTATTGTACTTACGCTATTTGTTTTCATATCTATTTGAATAGCTTTAACCCATGTTTTTCCTGCTCTATAATTTACTTTATAGGTAGGATTAAGACTTTGATTTGGTGGTTGATCTGGAGGAAGTCTTGTAAAAGACCCACTTATAGTGGTATCGTGCCATGTATTAAGGTTTCTGCTATCAATAGTCGGATCGGCAGGTTCTACCCAATTATAGCTTACTTCATAGAATATTCTTTTATGAAGAAATGATCTTCCGCCTGCCGTTACTTTAATATAAGGGCTTACATACGATATTGTAGGAGTAAACATTCTTACTACCATAATCTTCCATGCTTGAAAGCTGTCATATCCCGACCTGTTTGAATATACTTTCATCCATTTATCCGTAACTGCACTAAAATCAGTAGCTTCGTCTGCCGCTGTATATGTCGCAGTCTGCAATCCTGCCGCTATTACTATTGGAGTGCTATTGATAACAGTAGTTAACGAATTGTCTTCCGGCTCGAAAAATTCAATAGTAGTTGTCTGTCCTGCTTCGTTATCGGTAGCTCCCGTATTATAAGAATCATAGAAATTTACTAAATCAGTTCTGTCTGAGTTATTCCAAGTAACTACTGTGTCTTGCGAATCGTTTAATACTACAATTCCGTAATTATCAGGCAAATCGCTGTCAACTTTAACGATTCTAGGTCTGTACGGCAATTCATACCTCTTAGCTAACACCTTGCTTATTTCAGTAGTGTCAGCGAGTAATACACCGCCTGATTCTGTCTGATTAAGTAATTTTACTTTATTCGTACCATTAGCAAATTCGGCATCTATAAAACCTCTATTTGCCGTCATATTAGCAAACCATACATCAGAACCTGCCGGATGATATTGCGGTACAGTATCCATGCAACCACGCTTTACAGTCATAGTCATAGCAGTCGTATCAACTGACAATAATTCCATAATCTCATAATTAGTATAATCGCTATTCTGTACTATAATATATACGCCTGCTCCTGTAACTATATCAGAATCAATATTGTCATTTAACGGTATATCTGCTTCAGTAACATAACCTAAATCATTCATTAAGCTGTTATGATAAGCAAAATAACCATCTCCATATTGAACATAAGCAGAACCTACATATTTCCATTGCTCATAAAATAAGCATTCGCTTGAAGGCTTCTGCTGTAATGTCATTATATATCCATAATCAGTAGTTGGCGCATACGAATATTCATTCTGCAATATCCAATACGGCACTTCATCCACAAAATAATCTGTACTCTCAAGCGGATCGTTCAAAGCCGCATCGTAAGTAGTTGAATTAGGAGTAGCATATAAACCTTGCCCGATTGCATATACATCCTCTATACATTGTATTTCAACTTTGTTATTCTCGTATTCGCCTTTATCTACTTTTAATGCCCTGAATACTATTCCGACAAGCCCTAAGTCACTATTGTTAATTCTGAATACATCGCCCGGATTAAGCGTTCCGAAATTTCTATTACCGCTAATTGTCATTTTAGCTAATTGGCTTGTAGCTATTCTCAGTTCTTTAGCGGCTACTTTCTGAGCTAATTCTACATCCATAATCCATTCTCTGCTTATAGAAGATGATATAATACAGCCTTGTTTCATAAATGCGGCAGCGTCGTGGACATAAACAGTAGCTTTCTTCCATGTAGTAGGATCGGTATAAGTCAGGGCTATCTGATTAGTCATATTTAATGGTGTGCCTCGTGTAAAATCTTTAATTTCTGTATAATCATTTTCGTCATAAGTAGTCAAATCATCAATATCGTAATTATCTCTTGCGAGTTTAATCTGATATAATCCGTTATTATCCTGATATACAAAGCCGTCAATATATTCCTGTACTTGCTGAATTAAATCGCCTGCTTGTATAGAAGCTCTATCAAGAGTTATTCCAAGCCCGAATCCCTCGTTATATGCCATTACCGCATAAGATTGAAAGCTCGTACCGATAAGGTTTGCCGAATGACCTAATCCCCATTCCTTACTTGTAATAGCTTCTCTGATAATATGCACTGCATTCATCGCACCATTTGAACCGATTTCGGCTTTAGCCGGAAACCACTGTTCGCTAAAATCCGACTGCCTCATAATTCGTTTTAATTCTACTGATAAAGATTGCGGCGTAGGGCTTAATCCCAGAGATGTATCATCAGCAGGTACACCTGTATAAGTTGAATATAAATTTCCGCCAAATATAGTGCCGAAAAAACCTCTGAATGTAGGAATATAACCTGTCTGTCTGTATAACGGATTAGTTGTTTCACTTGTATTTGCTGAATAATAATCTAAATAAGCATTAACATCCTGATTTAATTCGCCAAATTCAATAAATAAATCGCCCTGATAAGAGCCTACTTTATCTAGCACAGAAGATGCAGGAGCAACTGTATTTTCTGTATAGCTTACCGTATATTTTTTGTCGCCATCCCAAATAGCGGTAATTATATCTATTGGAGCTAAACAATAAATCTGATGAATGCCAGCTTGATAATTATCTCCATTTGCGCCAAGATCGCCCCACCATACTACATTCGATCCTGTTAACTTCTGTTTACCAAATATTACTGGAATAGCCCTGCCTTGTTCCGCAGTAGGTGCATTAAATTCTTTTAAATCCGGCTCTTGTGTTTTATCTTTAGGTATTCTTGGAGCTGTAAGCCACGCCACAACTAAAGATAAACCCCATATTGCTAAACTCCACCACATTATACTGCCTCCACGCCATTACCTGCAAATGGACTTCTATCGGGCATAAACGGAAAGCCCTTATAATTAGCTATATTATTGAAATTATCAGTACAAGATTTTACCGTATGATCGCATCCTCTAAATAAATAAATCGTATCGCCTGCTTCAAGTTCCCTAAAAGGTCTTACTATCTCTATTCTATTACCGTGATGCGACTGTATAGTACGAGCTTGTCCGTCTGTCATTTTAATTATGCCTGCTTTATAGAATCCGCTGTTATCAGTATTTGCTCCACTATAATATACCGTTCTGCCACTTATTCCTGTTACAGTAGCGGTATCTTTATAAGCGTCTTTATTTACTCCGCAAGCTAACGAGTATAGCGGTATCATACATTGACAACTATATATATAGAACAATATCGGCCTGCGAGTAGTTGACAGTCCAGGATCACATGCAATTTGGCAAGTGAGTGGATTTATCTTGAATTGTATTACATTGCCTGTAAATATCGTATTAGTGTAAGTAAGATTCTGCTGTTTATATATAGTAACTTTAATATTCTCATCAGCGTAATTGCTTATATTATCCTTAACTATTTGTGCAGAACTCCTAATATCAATAGTAATTTGGCTGTCTTCAGGATTATCGGTAGTATTTATTTTTGAGCGCACTATCTGCATTGCTTTATAAGTATTTGTTGCCGCAGGATATATAATATCGCTTGTATAATTTGTGTAATACCAAGCCCTTGTTACATTACCTAAAATATCGAGGCACTCGAATTTAAACAACTCTACTGGTGCTGAATTATCTGTCGAAAGCTCGTATGTATTGAAATCGGTCATTTACAACCTCTTAGTTATTATTTATTTCGCAGAATGTAGTGCTTATTTTAATCTCGCCTACCATATCCCACTTAAGCTCAATAGTATCGCTATCCAATCTATACGGTACAAGCCAACTGCCATAACTGCCTGATGCTAAGTTTACGCCAAATGCACTTGCTAAAGTTACCCGTAATGTGCCGTCTGTATTTTCGATAATAGAATTTATCTGTCTTGGATATGCTGTTCCGTTAAGCCATACCACAATAGCGTTCCTGCGGTCTGAATTGTACAATTCGTCTTGTCCGTTATTAACTACATCAATGTAAGTATCTGTACTTGTATAAGCGGAACTTAATTGGAAATCACCGTAGAATGTAGGCGCATAAAATACTTTTTGTCTGCCTTTAATATAATGCAAGAATTGGTATAATTCGTAAATTTCGGCAAATGTGTTTTTGTACCAGCCAAAGCCTTTGATCTCTTTCGGTACTGTCCAAAACGGTTTTACATTGACTAAGCCTGTATTGAAATCTATAAACTGATTGCCTGTTTTAAAATTGCTTGTATTGGTATCACCGTCATAATGATTGTAGTCATATATAATAGGAATAGAATTAAGACTGTATGTAGGTAAATAACCTGTAATAATAAGCGGTTCTGCTATCTTATAATTAAAGTTATAATAGCCTTCTTTATGTTTCGTGAATACGGACTTGGTTGTGCCTTCGATAAATGTCTGCCTGATTGGAATTACATACGGCTTAGTATAAGTGCCTGTAAGAGTTTCAGTAAATTCCAGATATGTAGCGTCAACTGCCGATACTGTCACTACTTCATAATTCGTTTTAGCATCCCATATAATTATAGAATCGCCAATAGTAAAACCTCTGCCCGTTGTATCGCATCGTACTCTTAATGGAGTTGAATATGGCAAATTATCTGCCGTTCTCGTTTTCATAGTCCAAATTGGAATATAAAATTTAGTGTTTTGTAGTAAGAATATCAGCTCTAAGCTGTCATAGTCGCCTGATTCAAGATAATATTTGAATGTAAATGCCTGTTCTGGACTAAAGCGCATTGGTATTCTCTGCTCATCGCCATCGTAGCTTTCGATTATGTCAGTTGCGAATTTGAGCGATTCGGTTATTTCTCGTTCCGGCCTATATGGCAATATTACTCCTCGTGTACCTGTAAGCGTTAATACAGGATCGCCACTTGGAAAATCCCAAGTAATTGTATTATTGATTAAATATTTACCAGTTTCCGTAATATATAATTCAAATTCGTTATTTTCAAGGCTTACTATAGTTGTACTCGAATTATTATCTACTACCGACACGCCTGCATTGCCTGCAACATCTATTGACGAATATGTCTTATCTGCATCGTAAAATAAATTCCATACTTTCAAGTCATATTTAGCGTCATATTCAATTCTACCTATTGCAATTAAACTAATAAATTCGCCATCATACTCTATGTGGTATTTTTCGTATAAGTCATCAGCGTAACTTGGTATTTTTACTCCGGCAAATGCTGTCATTTTTTTATCGCTATCCCTCTATAATAATAAGTGTCTGCTTCTGAGTGTAACGGGAATACTCTAAAAGTATCGCTACCTAAAACTATTTCCGTTTCAGCATCAGTGTTCGTAATATTAACTAATCTTGTAAGACCTGAATAACCGATATATTTTCTATCCGATCCACTCATTAAAAATAAGTATAATTTATTCAAAGGAGGAATCCGTTTAAGCTGATTTACGCCCTTCTCCCAAAGGTCGCTTAGGAATTTTTCCATAGTGCTTGCCGTAACATCGTCAACTGGAGCTTCAATTATATAAGTCGGGTCGTAATCGTTATATTGAATATCAGTAGTTAAATTATACATAAACATAGTACCGTAATTAACTGCGGTAAATAATACATCGTCTGAGAATAGCATATACTTATTGTTTGTTGAGTAATTTGCTATATATCCGCTAATCGTTCCGGTTGCGTAAATCCAAGTATTAGTTCCTGTGCCTTGTACTTTCCCAAAACATATTTGCTGATACTCATTACTTGAGTTCTTTAGCACAATAGCATATTCGTCATCATTAGCAAAGAAGTAATAAGTGCCTGCCGTTATACTAGCCATTACCGCAACACTATTTGTATAAGTATTAAAAAATGTACTTGCCGTTATATTAGTTGCCGTACCGTGATTATCATTTCCGCTATAATCAATCGTTTTATCTGTGAAAGGCGCACTTGTAGTATTTGGCTCATTGCATTTATACCATACTAATTTATTCGATATTGAGCTTATATTTCCGCTTGTATGATTTTCGGCATCCGTTATAGTCATTACATCATTTGTAAATACGAAATCTTGGAATTTCATATCCGTCAATGCAGAACTTGCGTATGATGCGAACAAACTTAATGTTGTATAATTTAATACAGGTAGTGAACCTACTATACTGCCGTTATCCTCAACACCGTCAAAATAAAATTTATAAAAACCTGTGGATTGCTTAACTGTATAAACTACGCTTACAAACGCACCTGCCGTAGCTTCTAAATCAACCGTAGTCATTAAACTTTGTACTAAATTTCCACCCATCTGTATTCCGCACGCTTTTCCGCCTGTAGTTTTCAGATAGAAAGTAAAGCCTTGCGTTCCGCCTGCGGTTTCCATTAAGACACCTAAAGTTCCTGCCGAGCTTGAAACATCTACTTTAAAAGCGATTGAATATTCATCCCCAGTCAAGTCAATTTTAGTTTTTGGAACTATAGTATCATCCACTCCGTCAGGCAAATAATAATATATATTCGGTACGCTTGAATATCTCATATATTTAGTTTGTGTGTCCCAATTTTCAGCCGCATCATAAGCAGTAGCGAAATTCATTGCAAGACCTGTCAAATTACCGCTTTGTGTATCGCAAACTACTTCATCCGTTGCCGTACGGAAATTATATTGTGCATTAGCATCTGAAACTAAAAGTCTTGATCCTGTGCCTTCTGTTGTATAACTTCTTTCAGTCAGGGAGCAATCAGTAACCATAAACGATCTAAGAGCCGTTAAGAGTTCCGCTGTCGTTCTGTATGTGCCTACTTTATAGCTCATTCTTTTTCCTTATACAGCATCTATTTTTACTGCGCATAATTCGTAATCTAATCCTGATCGCCATGCGTTTTGTACTATTAGATAATTATATCCGCCTTGAGTTAAAGTGTCCGTTGTCGCAAGTCCGCCTGTTACCGCAAATACTCCGTCAAGCTCACCGTAAATTATGTCAGCTCCGTCTTTCCTATCCATCAATATTATCGGGAACATCGGAATATCGTCATCCTCAGTTTTCGCTATTGTAAGCCAATACCTCGTAGCTGATTTATTGCTTGCATAAGGGAATACGCCTCGTTCCGTTAAATAAGTATAACTTGCGCTTAAATACGACCCGTTAATAAATCCTTTCCATAAACCATTATACCTAAGCATACAGCTTGTTCTCGTATCGTAATAGAATGGCGTAGAATACGGGCTTGTACTGCTCGAATACGGATTAAAGAAAGCAGAGTGGCTTCTATTTACATCGGCTATTGCATTCATGCCGTCTGCGGTATCGTAGTGTGCTGATCCGCCTACAAGTACCATGTTCTGATATTCATCTATTGTGCCATACGCTTTTATTCCACCCAGATATGCTATTTCGTGTACTACCGCTGCCACAATCGTATGTGTCGTAACTATAATTAGCCTATTGTCATTGATTACAAAATGATAATCGAAATCATCGCTAATTTCGGAAAGTATCTTTGGCGGATTAGGTATTGCGCCATCCTGATTATCGTTTGTTAAAGTGCCGTCATAACTTGTAAAATGCTGTAATTTCAAATTAGCATAACTCGGAGCTGATATAGCATCATCGGTTTCAAGTTCAATACCGTAATATCTGTAATCAGTGCCAAGAAAGCCTTTTGACCTGAATATAAGTCCGTAATTAGTAAAAGCGGCTGTACCCGTAGCATAAATATCATTACGCAATACTTCCCAATTATTAGCTAATAGGAAAGTGTTTAGCTTTGCTAATAATGCACTCACGCCTGCTACGGTATCTGTTTCATAAGCGTCTGCCATTTACATTCCCAACGATTGTTTAACTTGTTTTGAATTAGTAGCTATGTAGTTGCCGATAGCTTTCTTATTTGCATTGCTGTTAGCCATTATTGACGGCAACTCGCTATCTAGTACTATATAATTATTTATTATCGGACTACTTGCCATTCCGCCTAATTTATCATTACTTACTATCGTGCCTGATGTGTTTGGTATAAATAGCTCTGCGCCTTTTTCGCCTACGATATACGGATTATTCGACTTGACATCGCCTCCGCCTGCTCTAAATGGATTGAAACTCATAAATCCGCCAAAGCCCTGTTCGCCAGACCATGCTGTTTGAGTAGCTCCTAATCCAAGCATAAAACTCAATGATCTGAACATAATCATCTTAGTCATTAGCTTTAATAAATCCATTGACATCTGATGCGCAAATTCCTTCCAAGTATCTTTTCCATCTGTAATTGAAGCTACAAGATTATCCGCAATAGTATCACCGAATGTTTCAAATAGATTTACTGTATAGCCTTGTAAGTCATCTACCATATCCGAATAAGAATCCCCTATATCTTTAAATGCTAAAATTACTCCGCCTTTCAATTCGTCTAAAAATGAAGTATCAAGATTAGGAGTTTTAACATACACTGCTTCACGCATAATATAATCTTCAGGATATGCTATCTTTGATATGCCTTTAGTTAAATCTCTAAATTTTAAATCCGTATAATCTAATGCCTTACCCGTTTCAAATAACTGCTGATTCAAGAATGCAAATATATTAGCCATATCTAATAACTGTTCTGTTGAGTATTTACCTGTTTGTTGCCATTGTTTCCAATCGCTATTCCACTTATCCATCATCTTGCTTATTCTTGGGTCAATATTTGCTATATCAGTTATTCTGCCTTTAAAGTCACTCAGTATCTCAAAATTCTTTGTATTCATAGCAAACCATTCCATTCCTGAAAATGTCAAGTTACCTTGAGCGTCATATAAGTCAGGCATTGAATTATTAGATAGTTTATCTATTACATCCATCATCTCCTGCAAGCCTTTTGTGTTTAAAACTACACCTGTACCTGCCATTACATTTGTAGGATTAGAATAAAAATCTTCTGTTATTTTTCTTATCTGACTTTGTGCGTCAATTTGAACTTTACCGCTTTTATCAAAATTCATTCCTGTCTGAAATACGAAATTCGGATTAAATAGATTTATATTTTTAGCTTCAGCATTACCAAATAATTTTATGTCATCTAAAAATTGCTTATAATTATCTTTCCAAGATTGCGTCATATTTGCCCAAGCACTCTGGTTTTGTAATATCTGATAAGAAGATAATCCTAATAATCCGTCTAAGTCAATGCCAGTATCAGCTACTTTTTGTAATGCTCTTATTTTATCTTGTAGTTTAATTATCTCGTCTGCATATTGAGCTGTGAATAAACTCCTTGCTCTTATTGAATCTAATTGCTCTTTTAGTTTTTGTATTTCTTGCGTTGCTTGACCCGACTTGTTTAACTTATCCGTCGGCAATGCTAAGTATGCTAAATTTTCTTTATTTAATGCGTTTAATGCCATTACAACTAATCCTATACTTGCGGCAATGGCTGCGCCTGTAACAAAAACAGGATTTGTCAACATCGCTAATGTAAATAGTTTTATATTGGCAATAGCTATTGCCATTTTCGGGCCAGCAAGAAATATTATTATATCTTTAATACCTGTTATTTGGGTTGACTTTGCCATTACATTAAATATATACATCTTACTTGTTAGTGCTGCTATACCTGTAAGAATACTCGCCGAACTCATTAAAACTAACCCTGTCACTACCAACCCGATATGATCCGCTAAAAACTCAAGTATAGTAGCTAATTTTTTCGTTATATTGAAAAATTCATTCATACTGCCAAATGCGTTTATTACACCATTTTTAAACTTAATCATTGACTGACCGATTGTCTGATTCATTTTACTATATTCGTCTTGTACCGTCAACGCATTCTGTAAGATTGCCTGTATTACTTTCTCACTTGTCAATTCACCTGCAAATGCCATAGTTCTTAACTTACCTAAATCTCCGCCCGTAATAGCGTCTTTCAATAATTTAGTTAATCGGATGTTTGTTTCAGTTACACTTCTAAACTCCTCGCCTCTAAGTTGACCACTTGCAATACCCTGACTTAACTGTATCATACTTGCTCGTGCTTCCATAGCCGTTGCACCTGATATTTGTAATGTTTGATTCACCGTTTTCGTTACTTGACTTAAATTACTCTGATTCAAGCCTAATTTCTCTGCCGCTAATGCAAGTCTTTGATATAATGTAGCTGTACCTTCCAAGTCCGACCTTGTATCATAAGCTACTTTCTGTACATCACGCATTACCGAATTGAAACTTTCCTGACTGTCTGTAACTAATTTTACCTTATTCGTTATTCGTGTCATCGTATCTATCCAATCGGTCATTTGGAATACTATCGCTCCAACAGCAAGATTACGCAATGTAGCCCTTAATATCTCTACTGATGCGTTTGTGGATTTGGCGGATTGTGATATTCCATGAATTGCCTGACTTGTCTTATCCGCTCCTTTAGGCACTGCATTAAATAAATCATTATACATTAACTGAGTTGATTTACGCATATCGGATGACATTCGTTTCATGGGCTTTGTTATATTCGCTTCAATAGCGGTCTGTATGCCCATGCTACTAATTCCAATACCCTGACGAGCCGTTAATGGGCTGAATAGAGCCTGATACATATCCTGCTGTGCATTTCGGGCTATACCTATGCTTTTTTTATATGGTGATATTATCCTGCTGTCAATTATATTTTGTATTCCTACACTGCTAATGCCACTGCCATTCCCAGCCGTTAATGGGCTGAATAGAGCCTGATACATATCCTGCTGTGCTGATCTCACTTTTGGCATCATTTGTTTAAATGGGTCAATTAAATTTGTCTGAATTATATCTTTTGTAGTTTGTTTAAATATTGTTTGTCTTAACGGATTATCTGAAAAAGTCCTAACATCTAATGGTGTTTTAAGTGTTGCTTGTAATCTTTTTATATGCGCATCGGTACTAATTGCAGATGCTCCTATTGCTTTCATGTCGGATTGAGCTTTCTGCGCACCTTGCGTACTGATTATATTTATTATATGATTAGTTTCTGTTGACATACTCGCCTCCGCTTAATACGCTACATTGAAATCACTTGCCTGACGACCTTCTATCGCTACATTCTGACTGCCTAATAAACCAAGCATCTCTTTTGATATTTCTGCCATTATCGCCTTTTTCGTCATGCCCTTTAATATCGGATTCCTTAATGATTTCTCTACAAAAAAACGAGGTGCTTGTTTCGACCACCCGTTATTCAGCATAATAATATAACCTACATTATTACATATATATATACTGTTATTTATTGTTGCATTGAATTTACCTACTATCCTTTTTAGTGCTTCCCTCGACTGTGTTATTCCTGCCTGCGGATTTGGGTAATAACTGGGGTCTTGATGCCAAGTGTCCCCAGCTTTCATACCCACAGGATTCAATACCGGAGCATCTATGCTCGGAATCCAATTTCCTTCCGCATAGCCTTTATCTTCCGGTGTGTTATCTATCAATGTCCAACCTACCGCTATTGCTGTTTTCTGTGTCCAATGAGTACAGGCTTTAGGTATTGCATCACCTATTCGATTCATCTTCCTCGCCCATTGCTCAAAACTCGTGTAGGTCTGACCTGCCATTATTTTCCTTTTTCTTTCGCTTCACTTCTTGCCGCTATTTCCGCTAAATAAACAGAATCTGCCTGCTGAATTAGCCATTTAAAATATTCTGTGTCAAAGTCATTTAATCTTAAATACATTTTGGCATATTCCAATATATCTAATACAGGAATTGCGCCAACACCCATGCCTATCTGTCGCTGAGTTGACAGCTCATTGAATGCGTTTTGAACCCATTGCAGGTATGATGGGAGAACCGGAGGGTCAGTCCATTCCTTCGGCACACCAGCAATCTTGATTCCGATACTCTTCTGATACTCAATCGTAGGTTTATGTCTTTTATACGCTTCACCATGCCGCATCTCCCATAGTACGACTTCAGTTAGTTTTTTGCGTCTGTCTCATCTTGATAATTTGCTATCTTACTCGCTTCATCCTGTATAAAATAGAAGAAATCAGGATAGTCGCAGAATACTTTGAAGCATGTATCAGGTGTGAAAGGCGGTAACAGCTCGTCATTACCTACAAGAATATTATCCCACGCAACTACAATATGGTCTGCGAATAATCTGCTTAGTCCGATCCTGCCTTCGCCAAGCATCCATTCCACATCATCTGTTTCACGCTTATTCTCTTTAGCATATTTAGCCATCGCAATCATATATTCCTTATTGCTTCCGCCTGCCCTCTTGATAGTAATACTCGATTTAGAATCTAATTTCAGCTTAATCCCGTTAGTTTCTTTATTCGTATTACTACCAAACCTTTTCGACAAATTCATTTTTCAGTCCTTTTAAGTTTTATTATTAGTAAACAGTACCTAACGATACTCGTCTCCAATTAGTGTCTGCAATCGTGTTAGCCGCTATACAAACATACCAATAGCTTGCATCCACTTTAGAATCCCACTGATTTCCTACTGTACCGTCAACACCAAGCGTAGTAGTTCCTAAGAATGCGGCATCCCATACAGCATTTGACATAGTAGTTGCGAGTGCAATTAAGTTACCATTTGAGCCTTTAGTTGATGCTGTTACTACTACGGTTGTTCCAGCTCCGCCTGCCCAAGTATATCCTGTTCCGCCTGCTGTTGCGGCTATTCTTATTTCCGCATTTGCAGGAGTACAATCTACACCAGCGGTAGTTGTTCCAAGAGTTACAGCGTCAAAAATATTCGTTCCTGCGGTAAATGTTTCAGTAGTAGCAATCAAGTCGCCTGCCGTTCCACCGATTAAAGCTGTAATTACTGCCGCATCAAGAGCAAAGTTTCCTATTGTTACTTGAGTATGAGCCGTATTATGTCCGTCAGAACCGTTTACAGCGGCAACAAGAGCTGCTTGACAAGTAGCAAGGTCTGTACCTACTGATACCTCACCATCCGCATTTGCAGTACCATTCGGAACAAATGTATATACTTTTGAACCTGCGCCAACACCGATTGTCATTGTATTGCCGGAAGTTATCTGCGTGTCTATTGTTAAAGTGCCTTGTGATTTTGTAGTTACCGAGTTAAGATCAATCGCTATATTTCCAGGAGCAACACTAAGAGCCGTATCAGCCGCAAACTCATATACATCTGATCTTACAGTAATAGTTTCACCGTCAAGTGCAACACCCGAAATAGTTAAAGTACCCTGAGCGGCTACCGCATTCACGGGAGTTCCTGCTACGCCAACTAAGTTCTGCATTGCGGTATTTGCCAATCCTAAACTCGTCTGTACAGCCGCAGTCATGTCTGTAGACGGAATACCGCCAGCAGGTTTAACATATTTAGCTGTTACAAGCTCATTGATAGCACCCTGAACGCTTCCTTTCTCAGTGGTTGTCAATGCCGCAAGACTTCCAATCTTAACATCAGTAGCGTGCATATCATTCGTAATACTTCCGCTTGTAATTGACTGTAATGCCGTATCAGCTTTTCCGAGACTTGTCTGTACCGCTGTTGCCATATCGCTTGATGGAATCCCTGTTCCAGGTTTCTCATACTTTCCTGCATCAAGCTCATTGATTGCGCCAATAGCACTTGCCTTTTCAGTAGTTGTCAATGCTGCAAGGCTTCCTACTTTAGCGTCCGTCGCTAATTTGGCATTCGTAATTGAGTTATCTGCTATCGCTGCGGAATACGACGCGAATGCTGTTTCGATGTCATTCCACATCGGATCAAGCGCGTGTTTCATTTTTCTTTGATTGAATACTGCCATAATTTACCTCCTTCGGGTTTTTATACAGTGCCTTTAGTTATTTTTATGGATGATCCTGTTGAATCGTCGTACAACGCAACTGCTTTAAGTGGCTGTTCTACCGTAGTATTTACTCCTGTTGCGTGAGTTGTTCCTTCTGATAATTTTACTTTCGGGAAGAAGAATGTGTATTTATTCGTGCCGTCTGTCATATCAAATTGAAGACTGATTTCAGCACCATTCTTATATTTTCTGTAAAGCTCCATATCGCTTAAAAGTATCGTCATATTGACAGAAATATCTCTACCTCCGTAAACAGAACCGATAGACGCTAAGTTAGGCCATGTAGCATTATCAGTACAAATACCTTTCTCGTTTCTTGCATTGTTGTTTATCGTAATAGTCAAATCTTTAAAGCAATGTGCATTTGCGAGCGCACTGTCATCAGAATTTAATACCACCACATTCCTTAATTGCGGTATTGCCATCTTATTGCCGTTAGTAGCACTGGTAATAGTAAGACCTTGATAATATCCCGAAACTGCCGTTCTGTCAAACTCAATTAACTTAGTCCAAGTACCTGTTGTGCCATTATCGAGTTTCTGATATACACTCGTAGTAGCAACATCAATATACAAGTCGTCAATATCGCCTTCCGTTGTCGGAGCAATTATTCCTGCATACCAAGTACATGTTGTCGGTTTAATTGTGAATTTGACTGTTGACCATGCACCTGTTTCACATTTATAGAACGCACCCGTTGTTAAGTTGATATACCAGTCATCATTAACTTTCTTAGCTTTACAGGTTTCTGCGCCTGTAAATACCTCACCTACATATCCTACAACCGCCGTAATGCTATTAGCGTCTGTCGCAGTAATAACATGATCTGCATTATATCCTCCATGAACGCAACCTGCGATAGTTACTGTTTCGCCTACCCTAAACGGATGACCCGTAATCGGGAATTTAGTTGATGTTCCACCACCTACACTTACCGCAGCGGCATTATCAAGCGTTTCGTCAAGAATTGTCGGTGCGCCTGCTCCTGCCCACCATTTAGCTGCCGCATCAAAATCAGGAGTTAATGTTGATCCCCATCCGCCAACATCTTTGAGCCACTGATATATAGCACCCGTATCAGTTCTAAGGTATAATGCTTGATCCCTGCCATACCAAGTTTGCGGTGCTGTCGTGCCGTTATAGAACATATAATCATCACGCAATGTCTCGCTTTTTACCATTATATTTGCTGTTGATGTGATTATTCCGTTATCTACACTTGCATTTAATGTTAATGTATTTATTCTCGCTCCAAGATAATCAAGTACGAATTTGCCATACTCGTTCGTGAATACTTTTCTTAATGATAATTGCTTCCATTCCGTTCCGGCAAGCAGATCATTTCCAGAAAACGAACCTCTCAGTGCATGTTCTAATACCATGTCAAACTCTGCACCATACGCCATTTCAAATGAGAAATCACCGCTCGCTTCCGCACCTGTCTGAATCAAGTCCTGCACATCAGGATTAGCGGTAATCGTTTTACTTGTCACATTCTGTATATTATGGGATAGCGATTCGCCCGTAATATCGAATGCGTACATTGTTGTCGCAATAGTTCCCCAAGTGCTTTCCTCACCTAAGTAAAATTGCGTTTGCGAAGAATCAGTCAATATTGCCATATTAACCTCCTAATTTATTTTTATACCTCTTCAAACATAAAATCAGTTGAAGTCTTGATTTCGTATCTGTCGTCTTTCCCTGCTCTGCCGATCAAATCCATTTGTGTAGGATAAGTTATTATTGTATTAAATGTTTTCTTACTCATTATGCTCTTAATTTTTTCAGCATAAGCCATACCGAGTGTAGTATCTTTCAACGATACCCGTGTCTGAATTATCATTGCACCCGTATAGCGTGTTACGGTAATATCGTCTCTACCCATTGACGGCTCTACCGCATTATCAAATATTACGGAAAACTGCACATAATCTCTGCCTTGCACAGGCTCGTACTGTCCTGTAACATCAGTAATTACCGTAGATACTGTTGTCGTATATGATCCGTTCGGCCATACTATATCACATAATAACGCACCTAAGCCCGTAACCCATTCGGCTTTAAATTTCGCTTTCATTGCTGCTATCGCTGCTGTCGGTGTCATATTGCCTCTATGCTTTTAAGATTGCGTGATACATCAGGTTGCTCGCTCCGTCTGGCGTATAGTCTGTAACCGATTCTATCATATAAGTTTTACTGCCGAATGTAATTAAATTAGTCGGCTTAATTACTACTGATGAATAAATATAACCTACTGTCTGTAATGTACCTACTACCTCGCCTCCATAACTTTCAGTCGTTTCTTCTAATACTCGCTCCGGCACTTTACACATTTTAACCGTAGTGCTTGTAGTGCCATCGTTATAAGTAGCATCTGCGCCAAACTTGGTTATCAGTCTTAATGTCATTGCCTGTAATGAAGAATAGTCCATTACGACCTCTCAAGATAGTTTGTATTTAATATGTACGGTCTTAATAAATTATCTGCCGCAGGTACTATCGGATAACTATTTCCGCCTGAACTGCCTGCATAACTGATGTTGCTTTCTATTGCACCTACTTTTTCTTTTATTGACGATATATTACCTTCTGTATTCGATATGCTGATAGCGATTAAATCATTCGATAATGCGTAATAAGTATATAAACAAGCGGCCTTAACCAAATTAGCAAATATTTCCGTATTCTCATATACTCCATCTTCAAGTATTTCTCTTGGAAATTCCGTAGTCTGATCTTCGTCATATTTAGTTCCAATGTAAGTCCAGCGCATGTCTATATAATCGCAACTTTGTATGAGTTTCCCATTTATAGTAGCGTCACTATATGCTGAAATTACAAGTCCTCTATCTGCACAAAATGCCTTGAAATCTACGAGGCTCACATAACTGTTTGCACTGGCGGTAGTTCCCGTATCGTTTTGAACATTGACAGCCATAATGACCTCCTTGTATAGATAGCTGTTAATACTTCAATATAATATCAATTTTATAGTTAGCAAGTATTATTTATGATATTTATCATAGGATTTAATTTTATTTGTTGTTATATTACAATAAAAAAAGGACTATGTATGAAGACATTTAATTCTGATACTAATTTCTCAATCGTATTACCAGGTGGTTGTAATGCAAAATGTAAATTTTGTTTTAATGTTAAACCTCCAATAGAAAGCCTGCCAATAGGATATTATTTAAGAAAATTAACTCAATGTTTGAATGAATTAGATAAGCAATTTTATCAAATATCGCTTACGGGGGGAGAGCCATTATTATCACCATATATTGATTTCGTTCTAAGCACGATATTTGGGTTTAAACACAAATATACAAATATAGTGCTAACAACAAACGGAACTCAATTACTTAATAAAATAGATATGGTTTCTTTAACAGTAGATCACATCAATATAAGTCGCCATCATTTTAACGAATCAGACAATAAAAACATCTTTGGCGGATCGTATAATGAGGATGACAAGTCGTTATTGATGGCTATTGATGAATACGGAAAAAGAGGAATTGACATATCTGTAAATTGCGTAATCAACGATAGCACTACTAAAGATTTTATTGATAATTATATTGAGTGGGGAAAATCCCTAGGAGTATATGCAATACGATTTAGAAAAGAAAATGGCGATTTAAAACCCACACCAGTAGAGTTAGAATATTCAGATTATAAAAATTTAAGGCATGGCGAATGTCCTGTTTGTAGAACTGATCTGCAAAGAATAAAAGGAGTATTAGTATATTGGAAATCATCTACATTAGAACCATCCGATATGATAAAAAATAAAATATATGAATTAGTATTTCAGCCAGATGGAAATATCTATGAAGATTGGAGCTACAATAGGATAGTTAATTTATATCCTGAAAAATTTCGTAATGTTTATAGGAAATCAAATAGAATAAAATCTAGTAATAGAAATTCATCTTGCGGAGGAAATAGTAGGTCATGTGGTTAAATCATTATAATAAAAAAAAGAGACTAATAATATGTCATTGATAAATTGGGGACATACTGGATGCCACGATGATTTTGATTTCTCCAGCGTAGAAAGGCTAAAGAAAACAAAAGAATTAGAGGGCATATTAGAATTACGCAATACGCTCGAAAAGTTAGCGCAAGCACATGGTGATAGTTTTTTCATAGATTATCAAGAAGAAATAAAATTACTATTGAATAAATATGTAATAAGACCTTATATTTCTAAGCAAAATATATCTAATGACATAACAGGCATTATAATATCTAACTACATGCTTAATGGAGAAGATAAATTAGATTCTGATAACTTACAAAAAGATATTCTGCAATACATAATGACATTGATTTATAAAGTTCAAAAAAATATTAGATAAATACACCACCCAATTATCGGCAATATTTGATCT